ACTGTGTCTGAGGACAATGGAACGGTATTTTATGAGCAAGTAACTACATTAATGTTACCAAATTTAAGCAAAGAAGCTCTCAAGGCTCTTCGTTTATTAACAGCAGGTCGATTCCAAATATTTACAGAGGATAACAATGTGAATGAAGCGACAGGATTTGGGCAATGTTACTTAGTAGGTGCTTACAATGGTGCAACTGTTACAGGTGGTAGCGTTGCATTGGGTAAAGCTCTTGGCGATATGAGTGGCTATACATTGACGATAACATCAAGAGAGCGTAAATCTGCTCTTTTTGTTGAACCCGGAACAACAACCATATTTGATGGTTTAGGTTCTACACTAACAGTTGTAGATTCATAGATCTGGTACATAATATAAGAACCCTTGCAGAGATGTGAGGGTTTTTTTTGCTCTATATTAAAACAAAACAGGTAGTTTACTATTTAATAATATACTTAAAAAACAAGATTATGCCACAGAATACAATAGTAAGACAAGCAGCAACTGCATTAGTAGTAACACCAAGCGATGGAACTGCAATAGTAGGAGCATCTTTTAACTCTCCTGCTGCATTATTTGTAGGTACAGGAGGAGATATAAATGTTATCACTTTAGGTGGTTCTACTGTCTTATTAAAGAACATAGCAAACGGAACATTTTTACCTGTTCAAGTTACGCATGTAAAAGCAACTGACACAACTGCAACGGACATAGTAGCTTTATTCTAAAATAGAGCTTTATGTTAGTAAACATTATACAAAATACAATAAGCAGTTTTCGTAGTGCGTTAGCTGCTGCTGAAGTCATCACAACCAACTTAAAGATGTGGCTTGGATTTGAAACGAGCGAAACATTAGGTAGGGAGGAAGTTGTTAATGGAGATTTTGCTACTGATTCTGATTGGTCAGAGGGTACAGGTTGGGATATTGATGAAGCAAACAATAAAGCTACACATACAGGAGCAGGTGGTATAATAAAACAAACATTTTCTAATTTAATTGTTGGAAAACATTATGTTGCAAGTGTTACATTAAATTCTGTTGGCGATACTACACTTTCAAATACATCTTTTCAAATAAGAAATAATACAGATACTGCAAGTGTAGCTCAACTTTTAAGTTCAAGTGGAGAAATATTAGCAGATGAAATTAATTATTTGACTTTAAATTTTACTGCAACTCAAGTTAATAATATAATTAGAGTTTACTCTGCAGATAATATATTTGTAACTGATTTTTCCGTAAAAGAACTAACCCAAATCACACCAGACAAATCGGGCAACAATAATGTAGGCGAGTTGTTTACAGGTAAGGCTCTAGATTTTGATGGTGCAGGAGATTATTTAGATATAAGTGGTTTCTCTATGAGTGGTAATAATGCTACCTTTGCTTTTTGGGCATACATTAGAGATAATGCAAGAGCAGATTATTTTTTCGATTTTCAATCATCTACAACTAGGTTCTTGTTTGGGTTTGGGCAAGCTAGTAGAGAGCTAGCAGTTTATAGTGGTGGTTGGCAAGATTTTGGTAACCCTCCACAAGACCAATGGGTAAGGATAGTTTTAACAGTGAAAGGAACGATTGCAAAATGCTTTGTTGATGGTGTGCAATTGGGTACAGATAAAACAATTTCTACATATGATTTTTCCTCTCCAACTACTGCTCATATTGGAGCAAGATATACTCCAGAAACTTTCCCAAAATGGTACGATGGTCTTTTGTCTGACTTCCAAGTTTATAATAAGGCTTGGCTTAATGATGACATCGCATACGATTACGCAAATCCTCAAAACTTAGTAACTGATAGCGATAATACTACAATAGCTTTATCTAATTTAAAGGCATATTGGGCTATGAGTGAGGGTGCAGGTTCATTAACTTATGATAGTTCAGGAGAGGGTAATAATGGTACTATAAATGGTGCTACATACGAACCTGCTCAACCAAGAATACCACAACTAGGTATGATGGATTGGAGTAAGGGGAGTAATTTGCTGACGTATAGTGAGGATTTTAGTCAATGGACACAAGAGGGTAGTATATTAACAACTGATAATTCTATAATAAGTCCTGATGGGAATCAAAATGCTTCAAAATTACAACTAACAGGTTCTAGTAGCAACACAGATGGTAAAATAAGTTTTAATATTACCTCAAATGCTACGACACATACTTTCTCGGTATTTGGTAAGAAAGGTAATCACGATTATATTTATATATGGATGAATATAAGTGGTGGTACAAACATTACTAGATGGATAGATTTAGATGATGGAAGTATTAATGTAGGAACTGGAATTGCAACAGTTACAACAACATCTTTTAGCAATGATTGGTGGAAAATAGAATACATATTTGATGCTACAAATTTATCAAAAATTGTAATAGAAGTAGCTGATGATGGAGTAAGTACAGGTACAGGAGGAGATAATATTTACATTTGGGGTGGACAACTAGAAGAATCATCATCAGCAAGTGCATACAGACTAACAGATGGAGCAGCAACATTAAACTCAACTGTTATAGCTAACCCAACTATACCAACCAAGGACATCTTCGGTAACGCAGTTCGAGATAGATTAAACTCGTTTAATTTAGGTAAGTTTGGAGGGGCAAGACCTGATGCTTTTACATTAAGTGGTAAACAAGCAACAATTCAGTTGTGGTTTAAAAATGTTAATAGTAATGATAGCTTATATTTAGCAGATTTACATTCTGCAACGGATAGAATAGTTTTAGGTTTTAACAGTTCTCAATTATCAGTTTATCACGAAATAACAGGAAGTTGGCAAAACTTTGGTACTATAACAGATGGAGATTGGAACTTTGCTACATTTACTTTTGATGGTACATCTTTAAAGTGTTTTATTGGTACATCTCAGTTAGGAGTTACAAAAACTATAACTGCTATAAATATAGGAACAACATCTGATTTTGGTATCGGTATGAACCATTCCTTTCCAACAAGAACACAAGACTATAACGGTCATATAAGTGATTTCTTGTTTTATGATAGAGTTCTTACATCAGACGAAATAGAAAACAATTATAACGCAGGTTTATCTGCACATACAAATTAATTATGAGAGGAAACGTATATTTATCTCTTGATACAAAGACTTTTGAAGGATTGATTCCAGAAGAGTTAATGAAAACCTACGGAATACCACAATATGACGAAGAGGGGATTCAAAATGGTGTTATTAAACCAACGTTTGAAGAGCTTGGAGAGTACAATCGTAGAAAGTTTGGTGCTAACCCTGTTGTAAAAATTGGTAAGGCTAAATTTCATATAATAGAACTAGAGGCTAGTTGGGTAAGTGGAGAGCTTTCTGCATTGCTCGATTTAGGTAAGGGTAAGGAATATCCAAACAACTGCTTAATGACAAGAACGGAAGCAGCTCAATTTATTAGAGATAACTCAGACGATTCAATAATATGATTTACTTTGATAAACATAAAGTCAAAAGTAAAACTGTTTACAAGATTACACATGTAAATGGAGATGATGTACTTATTACAAGATATTTTGAATTGCACAAAGATGCAGAGCAGTTTGCTGATATGTATGCTAAAAAAAGAGGTTGTGAAATACACAAATCGTTCAAAGTAAAAAAGAAAAAATAAATGGAGCATTGGGTACAAAATATTGCTGCAAATAAATTGTCTTTAAACATTTACAATCAATGTGTAGATGCAGAGGGTAATTACTTTTTGATTGGTGTAATAGATGACCAAACAAGAGTAGCAACATACGGAGTAATTTCTCCTGTTGCCAGATCCCAAAGAGCAATAAGATTTGATGTACCTACAAACGCAGCTCCATTTAATGAATTAAAAATAAACTCATTTTACAATGTTGTTGTATATGAGCAAACAAACAACACAAATACAAGTCCAACAGATGCAGTTGTACTTGGTTTACGATGGGAGGGTACAATGATAATAGATGCAGATAGTGAGGTTACGTTTACTGAGTATGCAAACCCAACTGCAAGGAATTACGTTTACTATAACACAGAAGATTAAGCAGCATGATAAATTTAGTACAAATGGCTTCCTATACTACTCCAAAGATTGAGGAGAACCCTGCAAGGGAGTGGGTAGAATATGGTAGAGATAACAACTACTATCAATTCTTAATAGATAGGTTTAACGGTAGTGCAGTAAACAATGCTATTATTACAGGTATAGGAGAGATGATTTACGGTCAAGGTCTTGATGCAACGGATGCAGACAAAAGACCATTAGACTATGCTAAAATGAAGCTCATTTTTAGAGATGAAGACATAAGAAAGGTGTCTTTAGATTTAAAGTTGCTAGGTCAAGCTGCGTTTAATGTAGTTTGGAACAAGGGCAAGACTGAAATTAAGAAAGCAAAGCATATTCCAATACAAAACTTAAGACCAGAAAAGGCAGTTGATGGAAAGATACAAGCTTATTATTACTCAGATGATTGGTCGCAGTTTAGAAAAGACAAGTTCAAGCCTATTAGAATAGACGCATTTGATGGGAAGCGTAAGTCAAGCGATAGCCAAATCATGGTTATACATCCTTACTCTCCGGGCTTTTTCTATTTCTCTCCTGTTGACTATCAAGGTTCTTTACAATGGAGTGAGATAGATGAGGAGATAGGAAACTATCACTTGACAAACATTCAGCAAGGGTTTGCTCCTAGCATGATGGTAAACTTTAATAATGGTACACCTACAAAAGAGGAACAAGATGCTATTGAGAGAAAGATTACGCAGAAGTTTACGAGTACAAGTGGGAAGAAGTTTGTTTTGTCATTTAATGATAATCAACAACAGGCTACAACGATAGACCAAATACCTATCTCGGAAGCAGCAGAGCAATATAAGTTCTTATCTGAGGAGTGTACAAAGAAGATTTTAGTTGGTCATAGAGTTACATCTCCAATGTTGTTTGGTATTAAAGACAAGACAGGTTTAGGAAACAACGCAGAGGAGATAAAAGTTGCATCTCAGCTATTTGACAACACAGTTATAAAGCCAAAGCAAAACATAATCTTAGATGCTATTGATGACGTGCTTGCAGTTAATGGTATTCATTTAGATGTTTACTTTAAGACATTGCAACCAATTGAATTTGCAGAGGATTTAGCAGACTTAGACGAGGATACAAAAGAAAAGGAAACAGGTGTTAAGATGAGTGCTTGTAAGCATGACGATAGACCATTCCTTGACGATGCAAAGTCTGAAACATTACTTGAAGAGCTGAAGTTGTACGGAGAGATGAATAACGAAGATGATTGGGATTTAGTTCATGAAGAGCTTGTTGATACATCTGACGATACATTCCACAACTTTAAAACTCTTGAGGACATAGATACAAAGCCAACTCAACAAATGATTGACGAGGCTGCAAGAGGTCTTGAAATGCGTAGAGAATATGGCAGAGGTGGAACTGAGGTAGGAGTTGCAAGAG